ATCATGCTTCAATTCATCAAAGACCTATCACACACACTATTACACTTTATAAAGGATGACCCGGTTCGTCCTGAAATTCCTGCTGACTTTAGAGTTAGTGACGGGAGAATGGTAGCCGCATTAACTGACCAAGAACAAAATCCAGAAGCAATGGTATGTGTTAGTTTCCATGATTTTGTACCAGAAGATGTAGCTGGATTATCAAATACAACTCAAGTACCAACAACCGCAGTATTCTATACTATATGGAGTTATAAGAGTGGTAAAGGCCAAGAGTTATTATTTAGGGCAGTGAAAGAGATACAAGCACAGTATCCTAGTGTAACACGATTTGTAACCCTCAGTCCTAAAACTAATTTAGCAAGGCGTTTTCATTTAAAGAACGGTGCAATAGTATTACGTGAAAATGTTGAAACTGTTAACTATGAATATTTGACTAGTAATACAGTTGAGATTAAAGATGAAAGTAATATTCATATACCAAGCTGAAGGTAAATCGCTACCACGTGAAGCGGTAGCCATAAAGTTATGTGAAGCGGTATCACATATAATAGATTTACCAGAAACAGTTGAAATCGAATTTGCATTATTAGGCCCGTCAGTATACGGCGAAACTATACTAGATAGTAGATTCAAGAATAGAGTTAGAATTAATAACATATTATCTGCCAAAGAAATCGTTCCCGCATTAGTACATGAGTTAATACACTTAAATCAAACACACACTGGATTATTAAGTGTAACACGTGATGGAACATATATTTGGAAAAACAAAAAATATAATTTCCCGCATGCAAGACAATTAACAGTTAAAGAACATGCCAGTTTACCTTGGGAAGTAGATGTTGCAGAAAAACAACAAAAAATACTCAACGAAGCTATACAATTATCCTTGACAAAAAAAGGATAAGGTACTATACTGTAAGTACAGTAGATAGCAACCCCCGAGAAAGGAAGACGATATGGCAGAAGTCAAACTGAGTGGTGTTTATAAAGTCACTGTCACTGAATACGAAAGAGGTTGGGGACAACGTGTTGATCCGAATGACACTAAGTACTTCACCACTCTACCCGAAGCGGAAGCCTACAAATTGCACTGGGAAAAAGACGGTAACCCTGAATATTTCTTCCGTGCTGAAATCACAAAAGTGTAACTAAAGTACTACGACCCAAACTTGACTAATAATCAGTTTGGGTTTATAATTGAGGCATGAAAACAGTTACAGAACACCTCAAAGACAGACACCTAGACTTAGAGTTGCATCGTCCTATGGTGGACGAGGTTGAGCGTGTTGCTACATTCTTCCTGTACAATCTGAGTGGTCAAGTTGTTGGTTATCAACAATACCGCCCCGAGGGCGAAAAGAAGCCAAACAACAATCCAAAATCGGGTAAGTATTTCACATACCGAAAGCAACCTACACTGGGTGTTTGGGGAGTAGAAAGTTTACATTTGTCACCCCATGTTGTTTTCTTGACTGAGGGGGTGTTCGATGCATGTAGGCTTACTGAAAAGGGCTACAGTGCCCTTGCAGTCCTCAGTAATAACACTGGTACAGACTTGAAAAACTTCCTGTTCATGTTGAATAGAAAAGTAGTAGCCGTTTGTGACAACGACACCGCCGGTAGGAAGCTTGCAAAGTTTGGTGATGTTAGTGTGTTTTGTGAAGACCACGATTTGGGGGATTCTACAGACGAATTTGTGAATACTTTAGTATCACAATTTGGCTAACTAAAGTACTCATTTTCACTGGTCAGGGACGCTAGGACCGATACTTTATCTAGGAATAGATACAGACACAGTCCTAGCGAAATGCCCAAAATTTGACAATAAATGTGGTTTGATGTATAATTCATCTATGAACTCAAAAATCGTCCGCAAGCGTAGAACTGATCGTAACCAAGTGATCTACTTTATCCAAGATACTGTAACACTTGAGTACTACATCGGTCTGACTGCTATGGAATTCAAAGGCAATGTTTTCAAGACACTGCGCCGTCGTATGCAAAAGCACATGCAAAGGGCCATGACTGAGAACAAAGATTGGGGTCTGAGCCGTGCATTGCGTGAGCGTGGCGCCGAGCGTTTTGTGTTCGGTACTGTTGAAGTTGTGCGTGGCAAGCGTCCTGCTCATAGCCGAGAGACTGAATTGATTAACACATTGCAACCCGCACTTAACACATTCGGAGTAAAGTAATGACTGAACTAGAAAAAGCCAAGCAACAAGTTCTATTAGTAGAACATGCTATTTTCAATGTTAAGTTTGCCGCTGAGGAAGAACGAAAGATTACACACGCCAAACACATTGACCAATACTATGTGGAAGCACTGGATCGATTAGATGTGAAACTTACAGGTGCCCGAGCATACCTTGGGCGCATCGAAGCAATTGGGAGATAAAATGACAACTTACCTAGTGGTATACAAGTCTTATCAGAAGCCTGGATTAGAGCATTTTGAGATTCTTGCTGAAAACAAGCACGATGCTAAAATGAAATTTTTGGAAGCAAATATCAAACACGATTACATCATCAAGGTGATTATATGACCAAATTCGTACACATCGTTTATGTCCACCCCGTAGAACTTGGAGAGCCGAATCTGCATAAGGTCCTTCTTGAAAAAGAATTTACAACCAAACAGCAGGCAGACAAGTTCATTTTGTTGTTCAACACACCTGATATCAAATTATATGTTGAGGCAGTCTATCTAGGCTGTGTCAACGATGAAACCGGAGAACTGGTGTGAGTCCAAAACTTAAGCTAAACATTATCTTTTGGATCATCACCATTCCAATGATTCCGTTTGTAATACTTTTGTTGCTATTGGCACTTATCATCAGTCCTGTCCCGGTAATCGGAAACAATTTACTAGACAAAACTGAACGGCTAATAACAAAGTTTGCAATTTGGCGTAACAATCTTCCTGTAGTAAAAAATGCTTACGATAAGGCGCACTTGTTCGACTACATCAAAGGTTGACTTTAATTCAGTTTGGGCATATAATCTATACATAGATTGAAACAAAGGAATCAATATGACCGCTATCACTAATTTAATCATCGTACTCATGCCTGTTATCATCATGGGCCTGGCAATCATCGTCAAGGATGGATTCTAAAATGAGTAAACGAACTGGCTTAATCATATGGGCCGTCACAGCCTTAGCGTTTCATGTTGCGGCATTCTCACTAGCTTATTTGGGATTACTGAAATGAACGAACGAATTCGAGAACTTAAAGAGCAGGCTTGGACACTGGTGTCTGAGGAAGAACGAGCACGTGGCGAACTGTATGAGGCACGAGAGCAGTGGGAACGATGCGATCAAAAGTTCGCCGAGTTGATTGTTCGGGAATGTATTGACATTTTGGAAACAGAGATTGAATTAGTAAAAGGATATAAATCTACTGCCTGCAATGACTTTGATGTCAGATGGCACGAAGGTAAGATTGAACACTTTGCTAAACTGATAGAAAAGAGTAAAAAACATTTCGGAGTTGAAGAATGAAAATAACCATAACAGGTGAGCACGAAGGTAAATCTGTGACGATTGCCGTTTGGGAATATTCTCCCGAGGTTGTTAAAGGCAACCCTATTGAAGTAGAAGAAAAATTATGGCTTGCTATCAAACAGCAAATGACCCACTACATTGAGAAGGTGGTTGAACTATGAACATCCAAACCGTAGCAGAAAATCTGCGTAACACAATCGCCGGCAAGGAAATACAGTTGGCACAATGGGAAGCAGCCAGATCATGGAAAAATGCAGACCAGCAGTTTGTTAATGAAACAATTCAATATTTGAAAATTAACATTGACGAACTCAAGCGTATCCTCAAGGATGTGGAACAGTGTGTGCCACAGTCTGAGTACTCACATGATGGTCCAATGATTAAAATGTTCCGAGAGGACTAATATGAAATATCAATACATTGGATGGTGTAAAGACGAGAAGACCAACACTGATAAGGTGTGGGGTGCAATTGAATTACAGTCACCAACTACATCTTACAGTGGTGATGGCAAGTATGTTACCTTTTGGGGTCGCCGGGGCACAAAATTACAAACTAAAATAGTTGAAGGTAGTCTCTGGGATGTGCATCATCCTTTCCTTAAAAAACTAGACAAAGGCTACAAGGAAATTCAAGAACATCAGTTAGATGAAGTCTATCCAGAGTTTCAACAAGACTTAGAGAAGACAGCATTCTGGGCCACATTTAAAATATGAATGAAAAGCTGAACACCTTCAGAGCATTGCAAGAGTTGCCACCAGTAGTGACAAGTTTTTGGTGCCGCTTTAACTGGCATACTTGGACCAAGTGGGGTTCGATAGAAAGTAGCAATAGTACAATTTGGGCGCGCCAAAATCGATTCTGTATTCATTGCAATGCATTTGAACAAAAGAAGTGGGAAATAAGATGAACAGTTCACAAAGACGGAAGAGTAAAAGACAATTCCCACATGTGATTAAACTAGTTGCAGGAAATGGTATGTACTTTTTTGAACATGATGACAAAGTAATGACCGCCCGTAATTGGTGTAGCCATAATTGCCGTGATGCTTATAAAGTTAATTCAGAGTGGGATCATGCTGTATTCAAATTTGTTACAGAAAGAGATGCGGTGTTGTTCGCATTGAAATGGTTATGATTTATTATAAAATTAGATACAAAGACGATCCTGATATGTATGTCAAGGGTACACCTGTATACTTGAGTTACGATAAGACTGGTCGCATCTTTCAATCACTAGGTCAACTTAGAACATTCTTGACCAGTGTGATGAATGCAGATTCCCGTTATAGCAAGAGAGATGAAACACATAGCAACCGTGTAGCCGATTGGGAAGTCGTTGAACTTGAAATGGTAGTTAAGGACGTTAAAGGTGTCCACGAAGTTATCACTGCTAAGAAACTTAAAGAATTGATAATGAAATGAATTACTTTGACCAAATATACGGAGAGCCTGAAGTGAGAATTGAATTTAAACCCATGCATCTGCCTTGCAGTGGCACAGCATATATTGATGACGGTGCAGGCTATGGTTATCGTTGTGACACTTGCAATGCTGTGGTGGGGTCTATCGGTCAACCTGCACAATGCAAAAACGAAGAACAGAAGTTTGAGAACTGGAAAAAGCTAGGTGGTAAGGGATGGGATTATGATAAGGGATGCCCAAAATGAAATCAAAAGAAGAAATTATTAATAGCATGTGTCTATCATACAGACACGATTATGGATTGAGGAAAGATAATTCTGAACCAAATTGGACAGCAGGTATGACTGAGAAGGATGCCAAAATGCTTTACAAAACCATGGAACAGATATATAATAACGATATCGCACCTATCATCAACTACTACGAAGGATTAAAAAATGCACCTAAGCGAAGTTAACAAAGCACTAGATCACAAAATTTGCGGGGGTAGTGAGTATGGATGGAACTGCTGGCCCAATGCACGATTTTTAGATTATGAATCTGAATACGCACACGCCTCAGTAGTGTTTAGTAGTGAGACACAGGAAATCTATACAGCCGAAATTAACGACAAGGTTGACAAATACAAACCCTATCGCTGGCTAAATCCTGAATACAAAGAAGTAATGTACAAGGAAGCAAGACAGCGTAGAATTGAAGCTAATCAAGCTTGGGATGAAGTAATGTGGTGTGACTTGGAAACACCAGAAGATTGGATTGAAAAGGCAAGTGCTATCATGCGTAATGAAGACTTTGATGACCGAGTTCAAATTCCATTGACCTTGGATAAAGATGAATTGTATAAACTCATGGAGATGGCACACGAACGTGATGTCACGCTAAATAAGATGGTAGAAATTATTTTGGAAGAAATGATTTCTCGTCATCGGAATGATGACCTAACACGTTAATAGTATATAGGAGATTAACATGAGAAAACTTATTTTAGCATTGGCACTTGTAGTATCAGTGCCCGCATTTGCAATTGATTGTCGCAGGGGTGTTGACCATAAACATCCCGCATGTTATGGATACAGTTATGTAGATCATCGCCACATGAATCATTACCATCGTCCTACTGTTGTATACCGAAATAATGATTGGGTGGGACCAGCTATTGCAGGTGCAATAGGAACCGCAATCATAATTGATGTAATGAACCGTAGACAAGAAACACAAATTGTAGTACAACCTACAGTGGGTCAATCTAATCAAATATGCACTCCGTGGACTGAGACACTGCAATCTGATGGAACGATAACACGGACCCGTACGTGTAATCAATGACAACACTATTATCAAACACGATTGAATGGATTAAAGAAGATTGGCGTAGTAATCCTCTTAGATGTTTCTTGGAGATATTAGCTTGGTTTTTAAGTATCGGTTGTGCATTTACAATGATGCTTACAGTACCAACTCCCCCGTTCTTAATTCTCTATCCACTGTTCATTTTGCAATGTGCTATCTTTGCATGGGCAGCTTGGACACGTAAGAGTTTAGGAATGTTAGCCAACTATTTGTTGTTGGTAACTATTGATAGCGTAGCACTTTTTAGAATGGCAGTAATGTAATGACAAGTTATATATTAGATGTTAAAGAAGCACCCGACGGTGATTTGTATATTGAATTACCAGACGAAGTATTAAAACAATCAGGCTTTGAGATTGGTGATACTTTGTTATGGAAAGACATGGGTAATAATTCATTTCAGCTTTCTAAAAAAGAAACTGAATGGGTTATGGTTGAATGTGTTTCAACGTTCCGCGAACGCTATATGGTAGAAGTACCTAAGGGTCACGCAGAGTATGCATTAGACACGGTAACAATGAACGAAGCTAAAGAGTTTAGCCAAGAGTATTTAGGTGAAACTATTGTTAGTCACCGCGTAGTCACTAAAGAAGAAGCATTTAAAATGTGCGACCATGATAATGACTACACCAAATCTTGGGATGATGAAACAAAGGTTAAGAATTTCTTTACAACACTAGCCGATCAAGGGGATGCGTATGGCCACCTCACTTAAGATGGTTAATAGAAAAACTGGTATCACTAAGACAGGGTATGTAGGTTTCAGTTATTCATATTTCTTTTTAGGAATATTCAACTTGGGTTGGATCGTTCCCTTAGTCAGAGGAGAGTTCTTAGTGTCACTGGTGTGTTTAGTGATTCATTTACTTACACTACCACTGTGGATTCTTACTGCATTATTATTTGGTTTGTTCTTCAACAAGTATTATACACTCAATTTGATTGAATCAGGGTACGAATTTGATGACGAAGAAGAATTAGTTAAACGAGCAAAAACTGTATTGGGGGTAGTATGATTAATTGGACAGATTCTAACAACTTAGTTACCATTGATGACCGTGTTGAGCCTATGTTGCACAAGTGGCTCAAGGATATTCTAGCAGTCACTGAAGCAAAAGTTACTTTCACTAAAGTAGACGGCACTGAGCGTGTGATGCAGTGTACTTTGGAAGCAGCCAAGTTGCCACCTGTTGTAGTTAAAGAGGATGCAAAACCGCGCAAACAATCTGATAGCACAAAGGCATTGCGTGTGTTTGATATAGAGAAACAAGAGTGGCGCAGTTTTACTATCAAAAACATCAAACGAATTGAATTGTCATTGATTGACAATAAATAAGACTCATGCTATAATATGGGTTATGAAACGAGAAATACTATCCTTCAAACTTGAGCCGATGAAACATCGTGCCCATCGTGTGCTTTTTGATGAAGACACACCGTTCAAACCTAAGGTTGTAAAGTCTAAAAAGTCTGAATACAATCGTAAACAGAAGCACCGTAACAAAAATGAGTACTAAAATCTTACATGAAGATCACCGCGACTTGCTTGGTCGTGAAGTCAAAGAGGATGATGCGGTGGCATTTACACATCACAATACCCTTTATGTGGGTAAGGTTATCAAAATCACTCCCAAGCAGGTTCGTGTAATACCCATGTTAACAAATTATCGTAGTGATACGGGTTATCTAAAGTATACAAATCAATGTGTACTGATCGGTGGCCCTGAACTGACGATGCACCTGCTAAAAAATCTCTAAAAAATTTGACAATAAATCCATTTCCTGATACAATACATGTATTGAAACGATAAGGAATTGGAAGTATGAAATTCACGTTGATTACAGGTAATGGTAAAGTATTCACTTTCTTTATCAAGGCTGTAGCAGAAACTTATCAACAAGCATACGGTGGCACTCTGTTCACCGATTCTATTCTTACAAAGGAAAATCAAAATGCAACTCTCTCTTAAACAAACCGCCCTGATCCAAACTCTCAAATTGTTCGCTGTGGCCCTATCTATAGGCATGCTGACCAGTTTAGCTTTTGCCTACTTCACAGTCTCCCAAATTGGCATTGGTTTCTGCATCGTTATGATGGCATTCTTGGGTAAGATGGTCTATGATATCGAACTGAGCAAGGCAGAGCACCTGGCAACTCTAAACGAGTTGAACAAAAAAGGTTGACAATAAATGGATTCGGGTATATAATCATTACATAGACAGTTAACTAAAGGACTCAGAAATGGCAAACTACTCAATGTACACAGGTTTTGGTAACGATGCAGTTGACGCAATCGTGCGTAGTGCTAAAGTACTCAAAATGGAATGGCCCCAAGTTCTTGCAGAACTCCGTAGTTTGGCTGAGCGTTTCCCAGAAGACTTTGGCGAAGCTACTGACACCGCAGTCCGTGAATGTGTCTATCACGCACTTGATTTTGACACCCCCTTCTATATTTGACAATAAATCCAAACTCTGATACAATACTTGTATTGACACTGAAACACTGGAACTAAAATGACATTGACTAAATTCATCGAAAATCTTCAGAAACTTCAAGCCGAAGGTCATGGCGATAAGGAAGTTTTCTATCGTCACGGCGCCTCAGGTGATTGTGGTCCATTGTCCTCAGCATTCATTTCGGATGAGGTAGATAGTGATTGTGGTCCATTTGACCTAGACGAAGGTCAAGAGTATGTTTCTATCTACGCTGGCAACTAATTAACACACCCAGGAATTTTTAAATGATTATCAACGCGGCACCTCAAAACGAAGCAATCATGTCCAACGTGGGCGAGATTGGTGAGTTTCGCATTCGCAATAGTGCGAAGGCTTTCAACATTCTGTCCTCTGGTCTGTATGCAAACAAAATCCGAGCAATCGTCCGAGAATTGTCCTGCAATGCTGTGGACTCACATACGGCAGCTGGCAAGCAAAACACCCCCTTTGACGTTCACTTGCCCAACAGTCTCGAACCCTGGTTCTCAATTCGAGACTATGGTACTGGTCTGTCGCACGACCAAGTCACTAACATCTACACTACTTACTTTGAAAGTACTAAAACAGCGTCCAATGAATTCATCGGCGCACTTGGTCTGGGATCCAAGAGTCCTTTCTCTTACACTGACAACTTCACCGTTACAGCGATTAAAGACGGTGTTAAAGGTATTTACACAGCCTTCATCAACGAACAAGGTGTCCCATCTATCGCTAAAATGATGGATGAACAAACTACTGATCCAGCTGGTGTTGAGGTTCGTTTTGCAGTGGAAGAACGATATGACTTTGACAAGTTCCGTAGTGAGGCAAAGTCTGTTTACGAATACTTCAAACTGCGCCCAGTAATTTCTGGCAACCAAGAATTCCGATTTAAGGACCCTGAGTACAAGGAAAAAGATATCATCCCGGGTGTTCATTACTCAGGTGAGGGTAATAGTCGCCATTCTTACGCTATCATGGGTAACATCAAGTATCCAATTGACGTTCCTAACGCTGATAAGGCTCTTGGTGGTCTGCAAGGTCTGTTGGGTTGCGGTCTGGTTATGGAGTTCAACATTGGTGAACTTGACTTCCAAGCTTCACGTGAAGGTCTGTCGTACATCCCACAAACAATTGATGCTATCAAAAACAAATTGGTAGCATTGAACGGTCAACTGGCTATTCATATCGCACAAGAGGCTGACAAGATCACCAACTTGTGGGAACGTGCTGATTATTTGGAAAAGCGTTATGCTGACAATTTGTTCTGTACAGCCGTGCAGAAGTATGTTACTGATACAAAGTTTGAATTGTACTCTCCACAGCACAGTCGTTGGAATGCAAAGAAGACTTTCAAGTTTGAAGTAAAGAATTTGGCAAGTACTTACAACATTGCATTGCGTGGTTTCAGTAAGAGCCGTAGTTACAATGCATGTTCTACACTCAAGCCAACTCATGCTTACGACAATGTGAATGGGCAGACTGTATATCACGATGACTGGGAAATTACTGTTAGTCCTGACGTGCATTTTGTTATCAACGATACCAAAGTCGGTGCTACTGAACGTGCAAAACATCACTGGAAGAATTCGGCCGATAAAGACCGTTATAGTTCTAGTGTGTACGTGATTGAGGCTGCTGACAAGAGTAAGCCAGTAAACACTAAGGCTTTCTTCACTGCAATGTCTAATCCACCCGAAGGTAAAATCTTCCAAGCAAGTTCATTGCTTGAGAAAGATCGTGCTGGCGGTATCGGGCAGAACGTTACTATCATGCGATTGGAAGAAGGTCGTACTAATAGCTGGCGTGATCGCCGTGAAATGGTATGGCGTGATGGTGGCAAGGCTGGCTCATTTGATGCTAAACAAACTTACTACTACTTGCCACTGAGCGGTTACAAGAACCTCGGTACAGTTGAGGATATCAAGAGTTTGGAAGTTCACTTGCGTACTAGTGGTATCTACACAGATCATATCTACGGCGTGCGTAAGGGTGATATCGAAAATATCAAATCTCAAAAGAACTGGGTTAACCTTGACGAACATATTAAGGGTAAACTGGCACTGTTGGGTCAGGCAGATGTGATGGGTTTGGTCAAACAAAGTATTGACTGGAAAGAACTTTACCAGTATAATGCTACTAAGCATATTGCAGATAAAGCTAGTCCTTATATTGTGTTGTTCAACACTTTCAAGGATGTGAAAGAATCTGACCAGAAGAAGCGTCAGAGTTTGGAATGGTTGTGCCGACAGTACAAAGTTGCAACGTCAACAAACATTGACCCAGCAACATTGATTGATAAGTACAACAAAGAAGTTGAAGCTATCTTTAAGCGTTACCCGCTTATCAAAGGCATCAGCAAGTACAGCACAGAAGGTAAAGACCTCGCTGAGTATCTTAATTTGATTGACCAGACTAAAGGAGTCTAAATGGACATTGAGAAAGAAGCAAAGGCGGCTCAGAAACGACTCGCTAAGTATATTGATAAGTTGACTGAGAAGGCAAAAGCCGATACAGCAAAAGATTTTGAACAAGCACGTAAAAAACTGAAAATTGAAGGAAAATAAAATGAGCTATCCGTTTATCATGCAGGGCAACAGCATTACAGTTGTTATTGGTTCTAAGCCCCACACAATCTCTAAGAGCCACATTACTTTCCAAAAGGTTCTTGACGCTATCAAGGCACAAGACTGGGACTTGGTTAAAGACATTATTGAGCCAGTCAAGGTTGTTCTCAACTATGGCAAGGGCAACGTAAGTGTCCAAGGTGAGGAATTGTTCTGGAAAGGTAAGCCAATGCACAAAGCATTGAGCAACCGAATGATTGCAATGTTGCAAGATGGCTTCCCTGTTGAACCTCTGGTCAACTTCATGGAAAACTTGATGACTAACCCATCTAAGCGGGCAGTCACTGAGTTGTATGGCTTCTTGGAAAAGAACAGCTTGCCAATCACTCCTGATGGTTGCTTCTTGGCTTACAAGAAAGTTCGTAATGACTTCTTGGACATTCACTCTGGCACAATGGACAATAGTGTTGGTAATATTGTTGAAATGGAACGCAATGAAGTTGATGACAACAAGGATCAAACTTGTTCAACTGGTTTGCACTTCTGTTCACAGGACTATCTGCCACACTTTGGCAATGGTTACGATAGCCGTGTTGTTATCTTGAAGATCAACCCTGCTGATGTGGTCTCTATCCCTAGCGACTACAACAACGCTAAAGGTCGTGCATGTCGTTATGAAGTTGTCGGTGAAATCGGCAACGACGGTGACAAGATTGACAATGCTTTCAACAAGCCTGTGCAGTCTAACGCAAGCAACAACATCGCTAAACCAGTTGCCCCGGTAGCAAAAGCACCGAAGACTGGTTCTAGTGAATTCTATCGTGGTTACACTGATGGATATGAAAGTAGGGAGTTTTCTCCTGGTTTCAAATTCAACAAGGACTATCAAGAAGGCTTTGATAAAGGTGAGACTGATGCAGACTGGGAAGATGGTCCTCGCTATCAGTATGTGAGTACACCGGCAGGTTGGACTCGACACAGTGATGGTAAAGTAAGTCCTCCACCAGGAACTACTTTTAATGCACAAAGTGGTGCATGGCCCTTCCCAACTAAGTAATACTTAGTACTACAAATTAGCCCCTTAAACGGGGCTTTTTTGTGGCTTGACAATAAATGGATTTGGGCATATAATACATGTATTGAATCAGAAAACGGAGTACGAAATGGCACGAGAAACAGTAGCACAGCGAAATGCACGATACGCCCAAGAGCGTGAGACATACCTTGCAAACCAAGTTGCTGAGTATCCACAGCGTCTAATGCTTGCTCTGGCACGTGCTACAAAAGCATACTTTGAACTTACAGTGAGCGATAACAGGTTCCAACTTAGAAATGTTAATGATCGTTATGATTCCGTAGTGTCTTTGGCATATGCTCACAGCCCCAACAGTCAAGAACAGTTAGAATCGTTGGAATATGATCTGGATAGTTACGAAAAGAGATTAGCAGAAGCCCAGCGTCTCCGTGAAGTAAAGGCAGAGGCATTGCGTAAGGTCAATGAATTGTTGACAGCCGAAGAGCGTGAATTGTTGAACCTGTGATGTATACAAAAATGACTACTTACGAACGCATTGCCGAGAAACTACTGAAGGGTCAGCCCAAAGCAAAGAGATTCGGTCTATTCGACGGTAAGCGTTTTTGGACAGGAACTAAGAGCCTACACCGGACAAAACAGTCAAGAATTTGGCGACTTTTTTGGCGATTAAAGTTTGACAGAAAAAGTAAAGTCTGATATAATAAGATAAATAAAACAAAGCAACGAGATAGACTCCGCGCTGACATTATTGAAAGGATTTTTCAATGTCTAAATTAACTCTCTTCGCCATCGAAGAAAAAATCAAACAACATGAGCAAGGTCTCAAAGACTTGCAAGCCCAACTGGTTGAGGCTAAACTCGAATCACCGGATCACCAACTTGCCAAAGAGTTGCATAGTATGCTTTGCAGTCAGAACCACACAGATGGTTGCGGTTGGCACTATGAATTTAAAAACAAAAAAGATGACTGGACAGGTTATGCTCACACCGAGTACCTGAAAAAAGCACAGAAAATGATCTGCCATTGTGACGAACATGGGTTGGACATTGCTTCTACTC